CATCAAGCTCTTTTCCCTTTTCGCCATTCAAATAAACCTCCGTTGTTTTTATTCTATCTGACAATGGAGGTTTACACAATTTTTTCGGCAGTCTCTTCAGATGCTTAAATCAGATCCATGTTTATTCTTAGTATCAGGCTCGTATAATTTGAATTATCCGCCCAGTGTAACATCCTGCAATTGATACCAGTCTAAGGCTTCATATAGGTGGTCTAATTTAAAATCAGGCCACATTTCATCAATAACATAAAAGTCAGCATATATCGATTGAATAGGAAGAAATCCGCTCAATCGCCTTCGGCCACCCCACCGGATAATTAAATCTATCCTTGTGATATCGGAAGAAGCGATTCTTTTACTGAAACTCTTATCTTCATATCCTTTGCTTGAAGATGAATGACTAAGGTCCCAATCCCATCCGTAATTGACTAGAAAATTTACGTTAATGAGCCCTTTTCCAAATAACATTCTTTTCGTATATGGCAGCAACTCCTGAGGAAATAAAGGAGACTGCGTATTACCAACAATCAAAAGGTTTGCATCATATTTCGATAGATTTATTACGGCATCAACACAAGCTTTTTGAAATGCTTTTGTCTGAACGGCTGGCCGTTTTGTATTATCATTTGTAAAACCGTAAAAGGTTATTTCTTCAATACCTAAATCAACACATTCCTTGTAGAGGGTAAACCCCGGTTCAATACCATAATCATATCCTTCTTCTTTATTCTTTCCGTTACGCTGGGCCCACCTTCTGTTGCCATCAGGGATAATTCCAATATGCCGAGGTAACCGGGCAAACTTCTCCATTTGTGCCTTCCAAAATAATATTTGATTATGTTATTAATACTTCCTACAACATCAATATTGTTAACATAAGACTAAAATATTATGCCCGGCGGGATTTGCAATCAATAATACGCTGGTAATTCTTATACCTTTGTTATTTGCACGCCGGGCATGCTAAATTGGCTTCTATATTATAAAGAGGCCCCTGTCATCATACACGCTCCCACCGCCATCGCCCATATGCCGCAGTGCGCGATCCAGCGCCATAACCGTAGCCACAGCGCCGTCGATCCTTTCGGTGCTTTTCTCTTTATCCGGCTTTATGTTCCCGGCCGGGTCGGTTCTGATAAATATGTTGTCCATCATCCAGCGCAGCACCGGATGCCCGCCGTGTGCGAGTTTCTCCTCCAGCGTTAGCTTCATGAGTTCCTTGGTCGGCGGGGACATATCCTTGAAGCCCTGCCCGAAAGGTACCACCGTGAAACCCATACCCTCAAGGTTCTGCACCATCTGCACCGCACCCCAGCGGTCGAATGCGATCTCCCGGATGTTGTACTTCGTGCCGAGCTCCTCGATAAACTTCTCTATGAATCCGTAATGCACCACGTTACCGTCGGTTGTCAGGAGGTACCCTTGTTTCTCCCATACGTCATATGGCACGTGGTCGCGCCGGACGCGCAGGTCGATGTTGTCCTCCGGCATCCAGAAGAACGGGAGTACAGCGTACTTGTCATCCTCGTCTACCGGCGGGAATACAAGCACGAATGCGGTGATATCCGTTGTAGACGAAAGGTCGAGGCCGCCATAGCATATCCGCTCACGTAGCGCTTCGGGATCGACCGGGAATGCACAGGCATCCCATTTCTCCATCGGCATCCAGCGGATTGCACTGGACGTCCACTGGCATAAGAAAAACTGCCGGAACTGCATTTCCTCTGCCGGATTCTGTTTTGCGCTCTCACAGGAGAGGCGAAGGTATTCCTCATCGACCGTGATTCCGAGCGACGGATTTACCGCACGCCAGACTTTCGGGTCGGTCCAATCCGCATTGTTATCAGCGCTGTACACCACAGTATAGAACGTCGAGTCGTGTTTCCTTCCGTCGAGAATATCCGCCGCCTTGCTGTGCACCTCATAGCAGATAATGCAGGCATGGACGTTATACCCGTACTTGGACGCCACCTCAGAGGATAAGACCTGGTAGATACTCCGCGTGGGTTCGAATATGATCCGTTTCTGCGATTCCACAATTTTAACGCGCTTTTTTAACGCCGGACATTGGAGGATCATATCCAAAGCAACCGAAAACACAATGCTGGCCTGTTGCCTGTCAGTTGCGCATCCATAGATCTCTGCGCCTTGTTCTCCGTCGGCACAAAGCATATACAGCGCGACCGCTGCGGCAAGTTCAGACTTGCCAGTCTTTTTGGGTATTTCCGTGAACACCGTATTGAATTGGCGGTACCCGTTTTCCTTAATTACACCGAAAACGTTACGGATAAGTTCCTACTGCCAATCAAGCAGGTAAATGGCTGCCCGGCCCAAACCCCTTTTGTATGCTTAAGGTTTTCTATGAATGCGACCACGCGATCAGCTCTGGATTTGTCATAATGGGATGTTGGCAGCATAAACCTCGTCGGCTCAAACCTCGCTTTACCCACCGCGCTCAGTCCTTAATGTTATCACGGTATCCATATGAACCCCCAAAAAACGAAAATAAAAAAGGAACCTGTGAAGGCTCCCTTTATCGCTTATGTACCCCCCCTTATTTCACCCCGATGACTCGCCCAGTTCGCTCAGCAGCTCGTTGATGTGAACCGCGCTGCCCACGTGACCCCAGTTAATATACTCACTATCGACGGTGCTGTCATTCAGGTGCTGCCTGATTTTATCCAGCTTTGCGTATACTTCTTCCATGTTTCTCTCATATGCCTTGTTTGCGGTCTTGCCCGCCTTGTTGGTATTCGCCATTTTCGTGCCTGCCTTTCAAATGTGTTTTCCTTTTTGCATGTACAGTAATGCTCTAAAACACACAAATAGCAAGTAATATTATTACATATTTTTATAAAAAAGGAGAGCTCTTTGCTCCCCTTAATTGGTTTACCATCCTTTTCTGGCGCCGCTGCGTCCACCGCCACCGTAGCCGCCACCACCGCCACCGTAGCCGCCACCACCGCCACCGTAGCCGCCGCTGCGTCCGCCGCCACTTTGCATCTTTTTCGCTTTTCTGCATGCGGGGCATCTTTGCGGTTCGTTGTCAAATCCTTTTTCTCTGTAAAAAGCCTGTTCGCTCTCATTGAATACGAATTCCTGGCCGCAATCTTTGCAGACAATCGTTTTATCGGGCATCGTGTTTTACCTCCAATCTCTTTGATTTAGCTGATTCAAACGAACATCTCTCAATACATAATTGGAGGATTGCCCGGTCAATATGATCTGTTGAATTCAGCTATATTTCCTTTATATCATACCCGCGAACTAAAGACAATAACACTAATTTGCCCTCTGCGTACCGACGCTGCTTAGCAGAGTCCTTCATCATCCATCTTCCGGCATTCGTCCTCGCCGTACACGACGCCCAGCGTGGAGCCGTTACTCCAGACGCAATGGATTGTGCCGGTGCTATCGACAAAAACTACCTCGCCGCGCAATCCTGGAGGCATATGCCTGTAGGGGTCATTCATCTTCACCAGTTCCACTTTTGTGCCGGGTTTGTAATGCGCTTTGAGCTGCTTAAGCCTCTCGGGATGAATGTTCATTCCGCCGCCTCCTCTGCTCCTGGGCTGCCGTTTTTGAAGGCGCTGTTACCGCTTAATTTTAAAAGAAGCACTTTCCGCATATTTTTATACTCAGGCCCGATGAACCCTAGGCGCAGCAGGAAACAACGGAACGCGTACTTCTCGTTATCCTCCCCCGCCGTTTTGGCTATGGTATTAACCCTTTTCAGCGTTTTAGCCATTGCGCACAGCGCGCTGATAAACCGGGAATAAGCATCGACCTCCTCGAATGAAGCACCAAATCTGAACCAGGGAAACTTAAGCGTCGTTTCCGTCCGTTCGACGGGCAGCGCGTCGGCCCCATGGCCTTTTTGATAAGGCCCGCTTTGCTGGCGATGAGCTTCTCAAGGTTGGAGAAGGCTTCTTCAGTGAAACCGTCCAACGGCATCTCAATGGTCAAGGTATCGGTTTCAACGTCGCATGCGCGCATACCGTCTTCGCCCCAGTGTTCGCGGCGCTGTCTGCCAAGCCCCAGTTCCTCCGCTTCGGTCATCTCCAAGTCCTCGAAGGAGGGGGCTTCGTCCAGCTGCCTTTGCATGTCTTCGGTTATGGGTGCGTCGTGATTGGCGTATTGTCCGGGGTGGTGCTGGTCAATGTCCGGATACTCATCAATCGCGCCCATGTTGCCGATACCGCTTTCATACGTGTCAGGCTCGTCGTACTCGCGGTCTTCAGCATCAAAACCCTGCCGATGAAGGGCGTCCTCCAGGCCGAGGTTGTCTTCGCCCTCAAGCGTTC